ACACGCTTGGCAATTGCCTGTGCGTCGGCAAGCAGGGTTGGTCGAGCGTCAGCAGCCTGGTGCATCCCAACTTCCTTGCGGCGTTGAGCCTCGGCGTAGTCAAAGATATTCACAGGGTCACCTCCGTGTCGCGGTGAGCGCATAGAAACGCAGCCTCGGCCGCGTAGATCTCGTCAATGCAAGCGTCAAATGCAAACTCGTTGTCAACGTCAACGCAAGCGCGTTCGTTGTGTGCGCGAATCACGCGCTGGCTAACGGCATCGTTGATCTCGCGAGCGGCTGCGACAAGAACGTCACAGTAGATACGAGCAAGGTGCGGGTTGGTTTGTGCGTCAGTAACGGTAACTTTGAACTTGGTAGTCACGGTGTCAGTCCTCTCAAACTGGTTGCGTTATCAGCGGCACGCGCCTCTGATTGACACAAGGTACTTACCCGTATATCGACTGTCAACGCCATTGACATGAATTTGTTGACAAAAATATAGATGTATAGTGTTGGCGCGGAGATGTGGGTGAGACTCCCACTTGCGACGAGGCACAAGGCCGTAAGGTACGCCCCTCGTTTCCCAGGCAATGGGGTAATTAACCTACCGACAAGACAGGGCGCGGCAACGCGCTGCTGTCTGCATAAACCTATGAATAATTTGAACTTTTATGCAGATCGACATAGTTTGCCGACTGTGTCGATGCGGTCAGCATTCCAATTTGACCTGTGTTTCCTGCTCCGGAAACAAACACAGCGCGGATCTTTCGATCAACGCGCTGCGCTTCCGGGGGGCTTGAGTATACCACGTTGCGGCAGATTTATGGTATGGTGCTTGTAACAACTCCCCGTGTGGGAATTGCCGAGCGGCTGCTACTGCTCAAAATCTCGACAACTGTGGGTGGGGCGGGTAAGCCAGCAGCCGCTCCCCGCTCTGCCTACGGCTTTGGGAAATACGAATGGCGACGAAATTAAAGACTCAAATTTCGCAGGAATGCAAGCCAATTAGGCGTGGCGTGTTCCTTGATTTGCGGCGTGGGTATTTCGTTGCTTTGGACGGCACACACGGGCCGTGGCGATTACGCGAAGAAGCGGAACAAGCGTATCAGCGTCTTTGCGCGGCTGAAGCGGCAAAGGTTGCAGCGCGTAGCGTTCGCGTGGCTTGGGCAATTAACGCGAATCAACAGGCAGCGGCAGAGCGCAAGAACGCAGCCCGAGCGGCAGCAAAGGTTGCTGCTGGTGCAAAGGAATCAAAGCGAATTGCACGGGCTGAAGGCAAACACGCAATAATTCGCGAGTCGTACGCTTGTGCGCGGCGTGGCGATTTCCGTGGGTGGGCGCGGCTACACCTTGATTCACGAAGTAAACACGGCAAGGTTTATGAACTACCAGCCGATGCGGATTGTCAACTCATGTGGTTGATTTACCGCCACCGTCCAGAGGGGTTTGAGGTAGACCACATCATTCCACTTGGTAAGGGCAAGCATCATCAAGACAACTTGCAGTACCTTCGTGCGAGCGCGAACTCGCGCAAGGGCGCATCACTGAAGTATCGTTACGCTGATGGTGATCGCATTGAGTGGAAGACCGTCTTGTTAGCGGCAGGTGTTCCGATGTGGAGGGTCACTGGTAAGAACTGACACACAGTACGCATTTATTTCCAAACTCTTTGACCTGGTCGATACGCGCCGATGACGGCATATGCCAACAGGCGATTGACACTTGGTTGAAGGGATGCGGAGACACGGACGGCGGAACGTCCGGCGAAATCATGGGTAAGGCAAGCAACCGTCATGTGGGTTCACCGAATAGTTTCGGATCCCGTAGTGCTTCCAGCGTGGCAACTGCGCTTTGTGCAGACGGAATGAATCGGACGGTAGTAAGACCTTTGTGATCGGTGAGATACCCGGTGAAGGCCGACTGTGTTTGACAGTCGTAGGTGCAGGTGTGCAACCTAGGCGAATTGTCCTCGCTAAAATAGGGCAACACCCTCTTCTGTTGATGCGCGGCTCCGGCCATGCAACGACGCAGTAGCCCCGCCGAGGGGTTACTGCATCCACGCTCTCCGGTCATGCAACGAGGGATGTGCGAAGCCAAGCAGTACGTCAACGAAGCGTCAGCATCGAAGTGCTGGGATTGAAAGAGATTTGAAAAATCTCGTCCTTCCCTTCCGATCTACATCCCCGCTCTAGCACCGGCATTGAGCCTCGCTGAAATCAAAAAAAATCACGTTGTATGCACGTTGTTGTGACGTGTATAGATTTGCGCGAATCTTGATACATGTCTATACTTGCGCGTATGACAACAATTACATGGATGGACAATCGGGTGTTGATGGAACAACTGTGGCCGAAGTGGAAACTTGAGCCTGTTATGTCAAGTCTGTTGAACGAGAAGTGGGGTCAACTGCACCAAGACAAACTGCAAAGTTGCATTCGCCAGCACCGACTTGCTCGCGACTTTAAGCCTGAAATTTCAGCGATACACAAAGCGTATTGCGCTCTGATCCCTCAGAACCTGGTAGGTGAGCGCGAGGTTGAACAGACCCGCAACGACCTTGAACGATGCACCCCGATCAGCGCAAAGGAGTTTGCTGAGTGGGATGTGTGGGCTGAAGCGATGCTGAAGAACGTGACGAACGAAGAACTGAAGCAAGTGCATGACTTCATCGGTCATGTACCGGAGTCTCGCCGAATCCTCGCAGTTGCCGTTGAGCATGTCCGCAAGCCGAGTGTGAGATACGCATGAGTAACCCATACAAAGTTGAGCCACCGTTTGTAATGTCGTTTAGCGGTGGACGCACTTCAGGCTATTTGCTGCGAATGGTGCTTGATGCCTGGGAAGGAAAGTTGCCTGATGGGGGAGTTGTCATGTTTGCAAACACAGGTCGTGAACACGCAAAGACCCTAGACTTTGTTAAGCAAGTTGAACGGTGGTGTCCAATACTGTGGATTGAATACAGGGTTGAAGCACCTAAGTTTGCCATTGTTGACAGCGAAACAGCCAGCCGTAATGGTGAACCGTTTGCAGCAGCAATACGCAACTTTCTTCCTAATCCTGTAGCGCGATTTTGTACGTCTGATCTCAAGGTCATACCTATGAAGCGTTACATGAAATCTATAGGGTTTCCTGAATACACCACGATCCTGGGTCTACGCGCCGATGAACCGCGCCGAGTTTCCAAGTTGCGAAACGATCCAACCCGCGACATTGCCATGCCGCTTGCAGATGCAGGAGTTGACAAAGAAGCAGTTATTGCTTGGTGGGCTGCAAATGACTTTGATCTTGAGTTGCCAAACAACGACCCAGCATTTGGCAATTGCGATTTGTGCTTTCTTAAAGGCATGGCGCGTGTTGAGCGCGTCATTCGCGAGCAGCCTGAACTAGCGCAGTGGTGGATTGACCAGGAAACGCGGGTAGGTGCGCGGTTTCGCAAAGACCGCCCGACTTACCATCAAATCCGAACCCAAATTACCGAGCAAGGTGTCCTGTTTAACGAATCAAACGATGACCACACTATTCCTTGTGACTGCACGGATTAACGCATGATGTACCCAACCACCCGCAACAAAGCCAAGATCCTCCGAGCAGCCATGTACCTACGGCATGAAGGCTTTACCGTTGGCCAAACAAAGACAGGGTTTGTCGCCGTTGACGATGACGGCATTGTCATTCAAGCAACCCCGTACCGCACCAGCGCACAGATCTTTCATCCCGTACTCAAGATCTATCGTGAGGAATATGCGCTATCCCTGCAAGAAATCTATTGGTTCACTGAAAAACTGTCATTGTTGACAGAGTGGGCAAAGGATCCAAACGCCAAGGAACCCGGTCGCGTGTTGTCAATGTCCCGCAGACCCGTACCCTCACGCCAAAGAACCGCATGATCCATACGCTTTGTGCTGTACCAATTGCTTTGATCTTCCTTGCCGCCTGTGGGGTGTGGCTATGGTTCTTTGACGATTCATCTCCTGACTACTAATGCGACACACCAACCTACCAAACCATTTCTATGTGCAAGTTGACAACCAATACCTTGGCCCGAACATGCCATCCGGCACAACGCCCGGTATGTGGCATGCGATCTACGCTCGACCTGGTCAATACCTGTCCTGCCATGTGATCCTCGCGTCCGGAGCGCACTGGTCAGGTCTGCCGCTTCACGCGCTGTCAACGACCGAGTCCTTTGACCCTGACTTTGATGACTCCTCGCAGCCGTGGGGAGCAATGGGTAACGACATTGAAGCCGTGCAATTTAAGGCACTTGAAGGCTTGACTGTCAACGCGTTTCGCGCTGAAACATCAGGCATACACACGGGTATTGTGATTGATTGGGCTGATGGTTACTCGCAGTACCCCGCAGAACACAAGCCGTTGAGCCTGATCATTGCTGACGAAGGTTACTTCTTGCTGTTGCCCAACAACCACTTTACCGTTAAGGACAAGCATTTCGTTGACACCAAGAAATACGTTGATCAAATGAAATTCTATAAAAGAGGCGATCTCGTATATTGGGAAACCGATTGACTTATATACTGACGTAGATGACGATAAACACTTACGACGAATTTAAAACGCATATCCGCGAGACACTTGAGTCGCAAGGATCTACACGCGGGGAACTTGCGGTTGCAATGGATAAAGCCGGGATACTTCGAGCGCACACGGTAAGGTGCTTGCTTGGTACGCCTGGTACGGTGATTGGTAAACGAAAGCCAGCATTTGACTCTGCGCTTGCTATTGCCGGCGCAGCAGGGTTTGACATCGTCCTGCGTAAACGCACATGATCACCAAGCGTATAGCCATCGTCGCTGTCAATGAAGACGGCTATCGCATCGGGCAATCGCACCACAACGCAAGAATCTCAGATTATGCAGTACAGTGCATAAGGGACGCACGAGAGGAAAGAGGGCTTTCCTACGGCAAATTAGCGTCAATGTTCAAACTCTCAAAGTCCACCATACAGAAACTATGCAACTATGAAAGACGCGCCCAAATCCCTCGCGCTTACAAAAAAGTCACCCAGTACCTCTGTGATCAAGCGACCAGTGGGCAAGCCGAAGCGCGGCCCGGTCATGCACAACCCCAAGGCAGCGGAAGTACTTGATTGGCTGTCAACAGGTGGAACCCTGCTTGAGTTTGCCAACCGCAAGGGCAACCCGGATGTGCGTACGGTTCACCTATGGAAAGAGGAAGACGAGGAATTTGCTGCACTCTATAAGGTCGCCCGTGACAAGGGACAAGAGGCAATGCTTGAGGAGTGCAAGACCCTGTGCGACACGGAGCCTACAGACGCAGTACAAGCCGCTTGGAGGCGTTTGCAGGTCGATACCCGGATGAAATGCCTTCGGATGTGGAACCCCGCTAGATGGGCAGAGCGCGTTGACATGAACCATTCCGGTGGCATCAGCCTGATGGTGGCAACAGGCGTACCGGAGCGGTAATGGCTCGCACCGTCAGTTTGCAGTACAAGCCGCGAGCATGGCAACGGACATGCCATGTCAGTAAGCGCAGGTTCACAGTGCTTGCCCTGCACCGTCGCGCTGGGAAAGCACTTGATGTTGATACGCCTATCCCGGTGCATCCGCATGGATTTAAGCGCATGGGCGACTTGGTCGCTGGCGATGTTGTGTTTGACGAGCATGGGCAGCAATGCACCGTTATGCAGGCACATGATGTCATGCATAACCGTAAGTGCTTTGAAATGGTTTTTTCGGATGGCACAGTCATTGTGTGCGACGAAGATCACCTGTGGCACACTCGGACAAAGTCTGACCGCGCACATCGTGTGGATCGCACAGTTGTTGACGGCCGCATGGTGTCGGGGACGTTGGCTCCGCTTTCCGGTTCCGTCAAACGCGCCAGCGAGATCAAGCAATCTTTGGTCTACGCAGGAGAGAACAACCACAGCATTGACCTTTGTAGTCCGCTGTGCCGACCAGCCGCCGATTTGCCAATAGACCCGTACATCCTTGGTTTGTGGCTTGGTGATGGGCATTCGCGGACGGCGGCATTTACATCAATGGATCAGGAGATTGTTCATGCGTTCACGGAGTACGCCGCGACCGTTGGTTGCGAAGTAAAGCCACACAAGCACCAATCAGCCGGGCAAGCAACCACATATCAGGTGGCAAAGCCAGTACGCGGCAGTGGCGATTGCATGAACCGACGGTTGCGGATGATGGGACTGCTAAAGAACAAGCACATTCCGTCTTTGTACCTCAATGCGTCTGTTAAACAACGCATGGCGCTGCTTGCCGGTTTGATGGACACCGACGGGTCAATTTCCACATGCGGTCGCAAATGCGAGATCACCCTTAAATCTGAGCAGTTGATTGACGGACTTATGGAACTAATGTGGTCGCTTGGTCTTAAACCGGGACGCGGCACTAAAATTGTTAATAACACCGTATATCACCGCATCAATTTCACGCCATTGTTTAACCCATTTTGGTTGACACGCAAGACAGCGACATGGTGCAAAAAGGATTCATTTGCGTCGCAACGAATGATTGTTGACGTTCGCGAAGTAGTAAGCAGACCAGTGCGTTGCATTACCGTTGACAGTGACTCGTCGCTGTATTTGTGTGGCAAACAGTGCATCCCTACGCACAACACCGAACTTGCCATTATGGAACTGATTGACAAGGCGATCCGGTTCAAGCAGGAACTCGGCCTGTTCTTCTACATTGCCCCGTTTCTAAAGCAAGCTAAGGCTATTGCCTGGGCGCGGCTCAAACAGAAACTTGCGCCACTCCTCATGGAGAACGCGATTGACATTAACGAAGGCGACCTGCTCGTCACCTTCAAGCACAATGGGTGCGTCATTCGTATATTCGGTGGAGATAACCCCGACGCAATGCGCGGTGTTCGACTTGACGGGTGCGTGATTGACGAGGTGTCACAGGTCAAGCCGGAGGTGTGGAACGACATCATTCAGCCGGCACTGTCTGATCGTCAGGGCTGGGCGATGTTCATCGGGACACCGTCAGGCATCAACCTGTTCAGCGAGTTGTACTACCGCGCACAGTCGTTGCCCGACTGGAACGCCGCTCGGTACACGGTCTTCGACACTCAGGCAATTGATCCCAAAGAAGTTGAACGCCTGAAGCGCGACATGCCCGAAACTGCGTTTGCTCGCGAGTACCTGTGCGACTTTGCCGCCGCCGGCGATGACCAGTTGATCAGTCTCTCAGACGCTGAACTTGCAGCAAGCCGCGAATATACGGACAAGGACATTGAAGGGTCACCCCGCATCCTTGGCGTTGACCCTGCACGGTTCGGTGATGACCGCAGCGTGATCTTCAAGCGTCAGGGTCTTGTTGCGTTTCCACCCCTTGTGTACAGGGGCATTGACAACATGGAACTTGCCGCTCGCGTTGCATCGGTCATGGAGTCTTGGGAGCCGGACGCGGTGTTTGTTGACAGCGGTGCGGGTGCAGGAGTCATTGACAGGCTGCGTCAACTCGACTTTGACCCCATCGAAGTGCCGTTTGGTGGCCGCGCCATTCAGCCTGATCAGTTTGTCAATCGACGCACCGAGATGTGGTGGGGCATGAAGGAATGGATTGAGCAGGGTGGTGCAATACCAAATGACGTTGCGTTGAAGCAAGAGATGGCAACGCCTGTGTATTGGTTTGACCAGGCTGGTCGCAAGGTGCTTGAGTCAAAGGACGAGATCAAGAAACGTTTGCAAGGTGGCGCATCACCTGACCTTGCCGATGCGCTCGCGTTGACGTTCGCATATCCGGTTCGTAAACGATCCCTATTTGATAAGTACAAGCGCAAATCAACTGCGAACGAAGAGTATGACCCATACAAACACGTTGTCTAGTACCCGTATGCACGGTGTAGAGGGCTAATTTATGCTGACGATTCGCCGCGCAACAATTGACGATGTGGAGGTTCTTACGCATATGAGTAGGCAATTCCACAACTTCGCGCCACACGCAGCGATGATCAACGCAACCGACACGGAACTGGAAGCCGCGATCCACGCGCTCATGGAACATGGGTGTGTGTTCGTCGCTGACCTCGGTGGCGTAGTTGTTGCCATGCTTGGCGCAATCATCAACCCCATTTGGTTCTGCCCCCGTGTCAAGATGGCGCACGAACTCGCATGGTGGGTCAACGAAGACGCACGGGGTAGCCGAGCAGCCATCCTGCTTGTCAAGGCTTACGAGGCGTGGGCAAAGGAACAAGGCGCACAGGTCGCCACAATGTCAGACCTGATGGTCAACACCACCGTGGAGCGGATGCTCACTCGGATGGGATTCCAGTTAAGCGAACGAACATATGTAAAGGAACTCTAATGCCAGCATTTTCATCAATTGCACTTGGCGTAATGGCAGCATCGGCAGCAGCGGGTGTTGGTGTTTCAACAGCATCTGCAATTCAGGGTCAATCGGCCCAAGATGACGCAGCCCGTCAGCAGAAGAAGGCGCAGACCCAAGCAACGGCAGCAGCAACCTCGCAGCAACGTCAAAGCGAGATGGCAATCAACGCTGCCAACCGCCGCTCGCCCGATGTCAACAGCATTATGGCGGGTGCATCGAGGGCAGCAAGTGGTGGCCCGTCAGGAACAATGCTTACCGGGCCGGCAGGTGTTGACCCGAACTCGCTCGCGCTTGGACGCAGTTCGCTGCTAGGTGGATAAACATGAGTCAATACACTGGCGACAACAACTCGTACGAAAACGCTCCAACACGCGACAGGCTGTTCACGCGGTGGGGTCAACTCAAGTCTGAACGTGCGTCTTGGTGGGCGCACTATCAGGAGTTGACAACCTTCATCCTCCCTCGCAATGGTCGATACTTCTCGCAAGACCGCGACAAGGGATACCGCCGACACAACGCCATCTACGACAACACAGGGACTCGCGCCCTACGAACTCTCGGTGCAGGGATGATGGCTGGTGCAACTTCGCCGGCGCGGCCGTGGTTTCGACTCGGAACCGCCGACCCTGAGTTGAACTCCTACCAGCCAGTTAAACTGTGGCTTGATGATGTCACGAAGCGCATGCAGTTGGTCTTTCAACGATCCAACACCTATCGCGCACTACACGGAATGTACGAGGAACTTGGGACATTTGGTACGGCCGCCTCAATCGTGCTGCCGGACTTCACTAATGTCATCCACCAGTACCCCGTGACTTGCGGCGAGTATTGCATTGCCACGGACTATCAGGGTCGCGTTTGCACCCTGTACCGAGAATTTGAAAAGACTGTCAGCGAACTCGTCAAAGAGTTTGGCTACAAGAACTGCTCAATCAGTGTGCAGAACCAATACGACAGGGGTTCCCTTGACCAATGGATCACCATTATTCATGCGATTGAACCTCGCGCTGACCGCGATCATTCAAAGCGCGACAACAAGAATATGCCGTGGGGTAGTTGGTACTTCGAAGTTGGAGGTGACCCAAACAAGTTCTTGTCTGAAAGTGGATTTGCTCAGTTCCCATGCCTTGTCCCTCGCTGGTCAACCGTTGGGGGTGATATCTACGGGAACTCGCCTGGCATGGAAGCATTGGGTGACATCAAGCAACTGCAACACGAACAACTACGCAAGGCGCAGGTCATCGACTACCAGACGAAACCGCCGCTGCAAGTCCCGGCGAACATGAAGAACCGTGACGTTGAGATGTTGCCCGGTGGTATTACGTTTGTCGATGGTGTCAACTCAGGGATCAAGACTGCGTTTGAGGTCAACCTGAACCTGCAACACCTGCTTGGTGACATTCAAGATGTGCGCGAGCGTGTGCGCGGGTCGTTCTACGCTGACCTGTTCCTAATGCTTGCCAACGCCACCGACACCCGCATGACGGCGACCGAGGTGGCAGAGCGGCATGAGGAGAAACTGCTGATGCTCGGCCCTGTGCTTGAGCGTCTGCACAACGAACTCCTTGACCCGCTAATTGACATCACCTTCACTCGCATGGTTGCAGCCGGCATCGTCCCGCCAGCACCACCCGAACTGCAAGGCATGGACTTGAGCGTTGAGTTCGTGTCAATGCTTGCTCAGGCTCAACGCGCCATCGGAACGAACAGCGTTGACAGATTCGTTGGAAACCTCGGTCAAGTCGCCACCTTCAAACCTGATGTGCTTGACAAGTTTGACGCTGACCAGTGGGTTGACTCGTACTCCGACATGCTCGGTGTTGACCCAAGTCTGATCGTTGCCGACAAGCAGGTAGCACTGATCCGCGACGCACGAAACAAGGCGATGGCTGCAAAGGAGCAGGTCGCAGCAATGCAGCAGCAAAGCGAAACCGCCAAGAATCTTGCACAGGCTCCGACTGGCGGTGGTCAGAACGCGCTGATGGATGTGATGAACCAATTCTCAGGGTACGGATCACCGTCACCTTCTCAGGTGTAGTACCCGTATTGTGAATAACGCTCGCTAAATTTATCCAATGAGCAACTATGACCCGCTCGACATTCGTGGA